TAAGTTCTAAATTATTCCCTGCAGCATACCTATTAGCTCATCCAGAGCGCAACATTGGTATCACCTCATACTCTGCGGAACTGGCTCAAAGTTTTAACCGAGAAGCCCGAGAGATGTTTCGATCAGCTGGGGGTCAGCTGGATCCTTATGCTCAGGCTGTTACGCTATGGAAAACAGAGCAAGGTGGTAGTTGCTGGGCAACAGGTACAGGTGGTACAGTTACTGGCCGTTCAGGTCATTTACTTATTCTGGATGACACCACCAAAGACCGTACAGAAGCTGAAAGCCCTCTAATCAATCAGCGACTATGGGATTGGTACACCTCTGCGCTGTACACCCGTCTAGAGCCTGAAATTGGAGCAATTGTGATGCTGCAAACTAGGTGGGCAGAAAACGACCTAATTGGGCGCTCTCTGGAGCAGGAGATGAATGTTTCTGAAGAAGCCCGTGAGAACTGGACGATCATCGATCTGCCTGCCATCTATGAAGATCCTGGGGACCGACCACCACTACCACAGCATTGCTATGTGGTACCTGACTGGCGCGAAGAGATAGGCCAAGCCCTATGCCCTCAGCGGTACGATGAAAAGGCCCTGGTGCGCATCAGAGAAGCCGTAGGTAGTCGGGACTTTGCATCGCTGTACCAGCAGCGCCCAGCACCTGAAGGTGGTAACTTATTTGATCCCTCCTGGTGGCAGTATTACGGAGTGGATGATGATCTACCTGATTTTGAACGCCTAATTGTAAGTGTTGACTGTACTTTCACTGAATCCAAACATAGCGACTATGTTGTGGGGGCAGTTGTGGGCCAGGCCGGCAACAGCTTCTATGTATTGGAAATTGTCCGAGAAAAACTAGATATCGTAGGGACTATGACTATGATTTCTCGTTTATACAAACGATATAAACCTAGCGGGTGCTTAATTGAATTAGCTGCTAGTGGTTTTGCCGTATTCCAGATGATGCGTAAAAAGATACCTGGCATCATAGGTTACAATCCTCACGGTAAAAGCAAAGTCGCAAGGGCTTCTGGCATTATCCCTACAGTGGAGGCAGGGAATGTATATCTACCACAATCGGCTCTTTGGTTAGAATCATTTATTAATGAATTCAGTTTATTCCCTGCCAGTAAAAATGATGACATGGTAGACGCTCTATCGATGGCTATTAATTACTGTAGCCAGAAACGAGCGCCTCAATTAACTACAGTTGAATGGGGCCGTCAAGCTCGGCCTATATTAAGCAAAAAAGCTCAGTATTTGGTAGAATGATTACTATGGGATCTTTATTACTGTTTAATGGCAAGATCAGCAGCCAAATTTAAACTTAATGCTGAGCAACAACAACTCGTAGTTGATAATTTAAACCTAGCACGGCGGGAAGCTTGGCGTTACCAGCGACGTACAGAAATAGATTACAGAACCCTAGAGTCTGTGGCCTTTGAAGGCTTGTGTCAAGCAGCGTACAAATACGATCCAGAGCTAATTAATGAACATACGGGACAATCTATGAAATTCAGCTCTATTGCAGTACCTTACACCAGAGGTGCTATATTACATTACATCAGAGATAGGACATATCTATTGCGCCTTAGCCATAAAATGCGCGAGAATTGGTTAAAAGGTCGCAAGTTAATTTACAAAGGACATTCTGACTATGCTATTGCAGAAGCTTTAGGTATAGACCTTAGTGAATGGTTAGAAACTAGAGTAACTTGCAGCGGTCCCCCTTTAGAGCTAAAAGAGCAAGGGGCTCCAACTATTGATATTGAAATTCCAGACATCGATATGACGCAGCAATATATCAAACAAGCGGAAGGTGTTTTAAAAGAATTAACAGAAACACAGCAAGAAAAACTGCAAGGCTTCTTACTATCTGAGACTAATAAATACCCAGTAGATGCCGTAAAAACTTTGGATAGAATATTAAAAATTACCGACTGTCCTGAGCCAGACTTTAGCACATGGGAACTAGAGGATTGATAGAATGATAGGGTTACTGACCTTTCAATGAATTTCACCGCGATAAGCCATCTCAAAAGTCAGTGCCAAGAGCTGTACGAACTTACCAATAGCTATACAGCCGTAGCCGAGGCGCTGCGTGAGGAGCACCCACACCTCCCTAAAACAGAATGGCTGCGTAAATTAGTAAAGATAGAAATTGAACACATTAATAATGACACCGGGTATATTGACGAAGAAGAGTTAGTTAGCAGCAATGTTACCCTAGCCCGCAAACACCAGCAACAGGCAGATACAAATCGAATTGAGCGCAAAGCATGGCGTAATCATGCTAGGGCGTGTACTGCAATTGAAACCCTTCAGCTTGAAATATTAGCAACGCTTGAGGAGTACAAAACAGAATTAACTCTTGATTATTCTAGCTGGGAACAGTGGGACACAGAAGCCCCAGTTGCTGTCCTGCATCTTAGCGATCTGCATTTCAATGAGTTAATTGATCTGCCGTCTAATAAATATGACTTTAAAGTAGCCGCTAAGCGTCTGCAATTGCTTGCCCAAAAAACTAAATTGTACGCCAGGGCACACAATTGTGAGCGCATTGTAGTGGTCTTTGGGGGCGACCTAATCAATAGCGATCGTCGCATTGATGAAGTCCTTAGTATGGCTACTAACCGCGCTAGGGCAGTAGTTTTAGCCGTTCACCTCCTGCGGCAACTTATCCAAGACCTCCAGGCCGATTTTGATGTAGATACCTTTGGTATTACTGGTAATGAAGGCCGTGCTAAACAGGAGTTGTCCTGGGGGGACCCTGCAGTAACGGATAGTTACGATGCTAGTATCTATTGGATGCTGTCCTCCTTGGTGCATAATCCTGAAGAAGGGATTCGCTGCCATGCCCTACAGGGCAATGAGGCTTTATTCCAGATACACTCCGAGGTATTCCTGGTGCTCCACGGGCATCAAATTGCTGCCCACGACCAGAAGACCATCCAGGCTGTAATCGGTAAGCACAGCGCCATAGCTGGCCAGCAGGTAACACATATTCTCTGCGGTCACATCCACAGCACCCTCATTGGTGATTTTGTTAGCCGTAATGCTTCACTTGCAGGCTCTAATGCCTATAGTAGTGAAGGTCTTAACTTTGCCTCTAAAGCTGCTCAAAATTTACATATTGTAACCACCCAGGGCCTGGACGGCATCAAGCTGGACCTGCAGGACACCACCAACGTGCCTGGCTATGCTATTATTGACGAGTTGCAGGCCCACGATGCCCGCAGCACTACCAAACCCCAGACCCCTGCCACTGTTGTCAAACTGGTATGAGCTACCCTGCTAGCGTCTGCGTTTACACCATCCCAAATTGTGTATTCTGTTCTAGGGTTAAACAATTATTTAACCGCCTTAGGATTACGTACACTGAGGTTTTCTGTGTAGACGCTCAAGATCTGCCAGGAGACTTGCACACTTTCCCTCAAGTTTACTTTGGACCCAAGTATATTGGGGGGTGTAAGGAAGTGTACGATCTTTACAGAGAAGGTAAACTTGGCTAATTAGAAATATGACCACCTCTATAATAGCTGCCTATTTCGTCTGCTTTTGTCTTGGGTGGATCATTGTAGATGTTGAATCTTTCTTTAGAGCCATTGGTTACCTGGATGACATTATTACATTTTGTCTCAGGTATTTAAAATTATTACCAGCTCTAGTTAGAATGTACCTAGTCAAAGCTTACACAGCTTACCGACTCAAGCGCAATCCCTTTAAACCATTCGACTGATGTTCTCTTCCAAAACCAACAAAAAGAATCTGCATCGGGACGGTCACATCTTCGGTCGTCGTCGTAAGCAACAATCTCAAGGCAATAGCAACCGCAAAAAAGGTTCTTTTAAAAGCAGCAAACCCTATCGTGGTCAGGGCCGCTGAAGGCATATGGGTACTACTATTTTAATCCTGTTAATCCTGGCTATGATAGTACTCCCAAAAGACAATTAATCGGCACACTATTTTTACCCGAAAAATTTTTATGAGTTCTGAGTTTAAGGCTACTGCCCCTTCTGCAAACCCTGTTTTTTATCGTACCTACAGTCGCCGAAAGTCCAATGGTCAGCGCGAATCGTTCAAAGAAGCTATGCTTCGGACGGTCAACGATATCACGAAGGTAGGTAAGCTGAATAAAAAAGACAGCAAGCTCATTAAAGAGCAAGCACTGGCCCAGCATACATTCCCTAGTGGACGTTCTTTCTGGGTTGCAGGAAGTGCGTGGAGTCAAGAACAAAAGAACTTCTCCGGCTACTATAACTGCACCTCTACGGATATCTCTGATATTCAAGCCTTTGGTCTGCTGATGGATCTGGCTATGGTGGGCTCTGGTACTGGCGCCGTTCTGGAGGACTATAGCCTGGCTAAACTGCCTGTGCTTCGGAATAAGATTGAGTTCATTGAGATCATTCCTGTCGGTGAAAAAGAAGGTAATCCTTACACCAATGTCATTGACAAGGGAGATTATGCCATCCTGCAAGTTGGTGATAGTCGAAAAGGCTGGGTAGACGCATATCAAGGTATTATTAATGCAGCCTTCAGTGAGCAAGAGTTCCCTGAAGATACTGTGCGCCTAGTGCTGGATCTCTCTAACGTCCGCCCTAGTGGTTCTAAACTCAAAGGTTTTGGGGGTACTGCAAATCCTATCAAACTCCAGGAGATGTTTGTTAAGGTCGCAAACATCCTGACTAAAGCAAATGGGCGTAAACTTACTAGTGTCGAAGCATGCCTGCTGATTGATGAAGCAGCCGCTTGTGTTGTAGCAGGTAATATTCGCCGTAGCGCAGGGATGCGCCAATTCTCTCAGACCGATGTAGAGGCAATCCATGCTAAAGAAGGCCTTTATAGTCAAGATGAAAACGGTAACTGGCGTGTAGACCCTGAGAAAGAAGCCCTTCGTATGGCAAACCATACGATCTGCTACCACAAAAAACCTCCTCTTGAAGAGGTTATTGAATCTGTGCGCAAACAGTTTTATAGTGGTGAAGGGGCTGTTCAGTATGTACCTGAAGCAGTAGCCCGTGCCAACGTAGATCTGTTGGATAACCAGCCGACCCGCGATCGTTTCCTTAGTATTTATGAGGAGAGCGGCCGACAGAAGGCGCTGTTGTATCTGAAAGATGTGGCCAAGTCTAAGGGTATTACTTTAGACAACCGCGAACTTGAACATCGTATGACCCGCTATGGTCTTAATCCTTGCGGGGAAATTGTGGGTCGGGATTTCCACTGCAACCTGGCAGAAGTCCATCTGAACACTATTGATCCCAAAGACACTGAAGCCCAAATTAAAGCCTTCCGAGCTGCGGGTATTCAAGTGGCTGCTCTGTTGCAGCACGAGTTTATCTACGAGCGTTACCAATATTCTCGTAGCATTGACCCTATTGTGGGCGTCAGCTTCACGGGCCTCTTTGACTTCTTTGTTCATGCCTTTGGAGCCGAGTGGCTACAGTGGATGATGGAAGATCGGCCAAAATCCGATCAAGGGGTGTATTTTGAGGCACAAGAAGCTCGTTTTCTGAATATCTGGCGAGTGGCTGCTCATGAAGCCGTAGAGGCCTATTGCACCGAGCACGGTATCCGACTGCCCAACCGCATCACTACGGTGCAACCAGCGGGCACCAAGAGCCTTCTGACGGGGGCCTCCAGTGGCTGGCATCCCCCGAAAGCCCAGCGCTTTATCCGACGCATCACCTTTGGTCGTCAAGATCCTCTGGTTTCTGCCCTGCGGGATTGGGGTTACAATATTATTCCTGCTCAGAGCGCCCGTGATGAACAGGGTAATCTGCTCGATGATATCGATGATCCCCGCGTGCATGAAGTGCTGGCAGAGATTCCTACTGAGGTGTCTTGGGCTAATCTTCCGGGGTGTGATACCTTTGATCTAAGTCAACTCTCCGCAGCTGCCCAGTTTGGCTTGTATCATCAAGTCCAGACGTTCTACACAGATCACAACACCTCGGCAACCATTGAATTCCGAGAGAATGAAATTGAAACCCTGGGCACATTGATCCATGAACATATGGGCAAAGGTTATATCTCTGCGGCACTTCTTGCTCGCTTTGATGCTAATGCTACGTTCCCGCGTCTTCCTTTTGAACCCATCTCTAAAGAGAAGTACGAAGAACTGCAAGCTGCCGTAGAAGCCTGGCGTCTGCCTGAAGATGAGGAACTTGGCTTCCTGGGTGTGCTGGCTAAGTACGACCGGGCTGACTATGAACTGACTACTGAAGCAGCCTGTACCTCTGCTGCCTGCTTGGCTAAGGCCGAACAGGATCAGCAAGAAGGCAAGGCCTGATACAATAGGGGGATCCCTCCCCCTTCTTTCATACATTTTTTATTATGAGCACTCTTGTTGACCACCAAATCCGACATCTGGCACGCTCTGCGGGTTTGATTGAGCCCTATGAATCAGAGCAACAGAACCCTGCTTCCTATGATGTAACTCTGGGATCTTGCCTTCTTGTTGAAAAACCTAGGTATTACTCCTCCGATTTTCGATTTGAAGGAGCTGTAGGTCTTAGGGGAGATCGTTGGATTGAATTTGACATCAGCAAAACAACCTATGAATTGCTGCCTGGTCAGTTTGTTCTGGCTTGTACGGAAGAATTAATTCGCGTCCCTACTTATTTAGAGGCTATTCTTTATCTTAAAAGTAGCCGGGCAAGAGAAGGTTGGGAGCACGCACTTGCAGGGTACATTGATCCTGGATTTAGCGGTCGAGTGACGCTGGAGCTGCGTAACAACAACCAATTCAATTCCTTGCAAATGAAAGCCGGTATGAAGATGGCTCAATTACGTTTTTGTCATCTTGATGATGTGCCTCTTCGTCCTTACTCGGTCACAGGACGGTACAACAACGACGATACTACAACCCCATCAAAAGGGTAATTAGATAGTATACCTTAAATGGGCCGAAAGGCCCTTTTCTTGTGGTATCCTAAATAGACTCTAGATGCTAGAGTTTCAAGTTATTTTTTGTCATAAAATGCTCCCTATCAGCCATCCTATAAACGATCCTTCTTTAGTCTCGTACCATAGGCCTGAGTTGGTGCGGATTCTCCCTGATCTGGAGATTGCCTATGACTGTTGGGCCGGCTTGAATGGCTTAGGGGCTGAAGATATAACTCTTAAAGAAAAATATCTACACAAAGAACCTGGCGAACCATCAATGGCGTACAAAGAACGCTTACATAGAGCTACATATGTTCCTATTTTTAGGGACGCGATTCGTGGGTATGCCGGTCTGTTAGGGCGCTTTGAACTTATAGATGTCCCGCCCAGCATGGAATCAAGTCAAGATAACGTAGACCTCCACGGCTCCAGCATCCAATCCTTCTTAGGTCGTTGCGATGAAAAGGTTCTTCGGGATGGCGGCGTATATATCATGGTGGATATGCTACCGTCCGATGGCAGTGAGAGTTTTCTTGACCAACAACGAGATGGCCGTACTCCTTATGTGTTACAAATTGATCGTGCGGATGTCATCAATTGGCAAGTAGAGTACATCAAAGGTCGTCAACGAGTAACTCAAGCCACTGTACGTCAGTATAAGCCAGTTCGTATTCCTAACAGCTTTGGCTCTAAAATTGAGCCGGTGTACCATGTTCTTGAACCTGGCCTAGTAACCACCTACACCGTTGAGAAAACTGAAAAAGGGTGGCGTAATAAAAAAGTAGAGCAAGTGCGTACCAGCGTTCAATATGTGCCCCTGGTGTGGTATGGCGCAAACAACACCAACTTTGCTGTCTCAGATCTCCCGATGCAGGGTCTGGCATCGATGACCTTACAGCACTTCCAGATGCGCTCAGACCTCACTGAGCTGCTCCACAAGTGTGCGATGCCAGTGCCGGTGCGGAAGGGGGCTGTAGCCGGCTCTGATGGTCAGATGCCACCCCTGGTGCTTGGTCCGAACACTGCTGTTGATCTAGATACGGATGGCGACTTTAAGTTCGCTGAACCTACGGGCCAGTCTCTCCTGCAGCATCAGAAAGAAATCGAGCACATTGAAGCCCTAATGGACCGCTCCAGCTTGAACTTCCTGTATGGTTCTAGTATCAAAACTGCCACAGAGGCTTCCCTGCGGGCTTCTCAAGTAGCCGCACAGGTGTCTGGCATGATTCGTACTAAAGTCAGTGCTTTTAATACTATTATGCGTCTCTGGGCTTTATTTGCAGGCGAGCAGTCTAGTATTAATCCTGAAAGTGGCTTAGCTATGAACGACAGCTTAATCAATAAGCCTATTGATCCTTCTGGTATGGCTCAACTGGTTAATCTTTATCGAGAAGGTCTGCTTAGTCGCCAGACTATTCTTGAGGAACTGCGTCGAGGGGGTGTTCTGGATCCTGATGTGCGGATCGAAGCAGAACTGGAACGCATCAAGGAAGACGAAGCCGAAAAGCAACCTATTGAACCCCCTGCGGCACCCAAGGATCCTATTGCTGCTGAGCAATTAGCCGCTCAAAATCAACAGAAAGATACCCAAGGAACTACGGCTGATATTAATCGGTAACATTAAATATTTACTCTAGTAAATGGACTGCAATGAAGTTTGCAGCATGCTTGCTGCTGGTAAATTGAATGTACCAACGGCCGCTGTAAAATGTCGAGTTTCATGGGATGAAATGAAAAAGTTATTCCGATCTTATGCCGAGACTCATCCGGCTGATCCTGAAGCGTACCTTACGGATGTGGAGCCCTGTTGGCCCTATGTGACTTGACTGGCCAGGTTACCTGCTATACTGAAGAAGCCTACGCAATCTCCCATGCCCGCCAAAACCCGCATGACCTCAGGGTTCTTAGCCAGGGTCACCTTTGATCAAGACGCTTCTGAATATTTCTCAGAAGATGCTAATCAAGTTATGGAGATGCTATATCCCGAGGATGAGGATGTGTATGAATTCATTGAATTCATGCAAGAGCACGAAGATTATGTTATTGAGGCAACGGTCCTTTTCCCTGATGGGCGTATTATTGATGCCCGTAGTCTGAGCACTAATGCTGAAGATTGAATGAGCCATCCTCTACATTCCGGTAAATTCATTCGTTCCTTTGGAGGTTCTTTTGTTTATGAAGTCCTAGGGCCTTGTTGCCGGTTGTACGATAAAGAAGAATTACCCTGGCCCAGCTGTTCGCTTACGTGGAAAGGCAAGCAGCCCTCTTGGAATCGTGTGGGGCCCAGATTTGTAGCAGATATGGCAGCAAGTCGTTGTCCATCTTACGCAGTCAAAGGTTACGACCATTTTGGTAATAGTTGGGTACAGATCCTCAGTCTGTACGACACCAAGCTAATTAGCTCTGAGAAAAAGTGGTGGATCTGGAAAGGACCATCTCACCTGAAACCCCCGGCTACTATTGACGAGATGGAGTCCCGCTTATCTAAAGGAGAACGCTGGTAATGCCTAAAAAAGAAGCCCCCATTGACCCCTTCAAAGATTACGCACCCTACCCAGAACCAGACATTTTACTGCTGGTAGATACCCAAGATAAAGTTAAAGGTGCTCGGCAACTGCTTAAAACTGTTTCTCCAAAAAAACTGGGTTTTGATATAGAAACCTATAATGAACGTCAAGATATCTGGCGCCACGTAGCTTCGTTGTACCCCTATATTGGAGGCAAAGTTCGTACTGTACAGATCGGTTTTATTACTGACACCTATGAACGCTACGTTATAATTATAGATATGAAAGCTGTGCCCACTGAAGGCCTAGCTTTTCTTAAAACTTTATTAGAATGCCCCAGGGATAAACGTACCATTGTTGGCCATAATCTGGCTTTTGAGTTTCTATATATGGAACACTTAGGAATACGTGCTACTGCTGATGTCTTCGATACTCAAGTAGCCGCTAGGGTTCTTAGTGCTAATCTATTACCCTTAGAACCCAATAGAGGCAGTGGTTATGGACTAGACCTGGGTAGTTGCGTAGGTAGAGATTTAAAAGCCTTCCTAGATAAAGATGAACAGACTTCTAATTGGGGTGCTGATCTGACACAATCTCAATTAGTTTATGCTTCTAAAGATGCTCTATGTGTCCTAGATTTAGAAAAACTGTATCAAGAACGTCTACAACAGACCAAACAGCTTGCTGCTGCACGCGCAGATTTCCGCGTACTGCCCATGATGGCAGCTTGTAATGCTAATGGTATTACCTTAGACGTAGAAAAAGTACAAGAAACCAAGATAAAATTAGAGGCAGAAAAAGAACGACTTTATGCTAAATGCTGTGAAGTCTTTGGCGTAAATAACCCCAATAGCCCTGCACAATTACTACCAGTACTGCAACAATTAGACCCTGACGTTACTAGTACCAACAAGCAGACCATTGAATTCCTAGCTAGAAAGCATCCTCAAGTTTCTGTTCTGCTTGAATTAAAAGAAGTTGTTAAAACTATCGGGACTTACATTCTACCTTGGCTTAATATGGCTGAGCTTACTGGAGGAACTGTACATCCAAACCTCAGGGTGATTGGAGCCGATACAGGGCGTATGTCTTGTCCTACAGCCTTCAAGGGCTCTGTGCCATCTGGTGAATTCACTAAAACGGGCAAAGAAAAAACAACTACTATTATTCTGGGAGCAACTTTACACGGAGCCCCTAAGACAACCCGTGAGTTCTTTGTGGCTAGACCTGGGTATATAATGCTAGACGCTGACTTCAGTGCCATCGAGGTGCGCCTGGCAGCTCATACCTATAAAGACCCAGCTATGCAAGAGCTTGCTCTGGATCCTAATATTGATGCTCACCGCCGAATGGCATCTAAAATCTTCGGTGTTCCTGAGGATGAAGTGACTTCTGAGCAACGTGCCGTGGGCAAAACCGCGAACTTTGCCTTACAGTACGGCTGCGGTGTCAATAAACTACACGCCCAACTAGAAAGTGTGCTCAAACGTAAAGTAGATAAAGCTGAAGCAGAAAAAGCCTATACAGCCTGGCATGAAACGCATTACATGATCTCTGCACAAATGTCAGTATTTAGAGACAAAAATAATCCAAAATATTTCCTTAGGAGCACTCTTGGTCGTATCATGGGCACCCCCAGCCCCCTCGGAGGCAAGAAAACCAATAAATGGGGCCATATCAGGCCTGAGGAAGGCCCCCTGATCCATACCAACGGGGTGAACTGGCCCATCCAGGCTGCTGGGCGTGATTTGCTCGCAGAGGCTGCTATACTGGTCTGGGAGCGCCTAGTCGTTCCTAATCCTGACGTTATCCCCCTGCATCTTGTCCATGACGAAATTCTGTTGGAAGTCCCTGAAGCCAAAGCAGAATATGCCGCAAAAATCGTTAAAGAATGTATGAGTGACGCTGATCTTCAGAAAAAATACCTAGGTACTATTCCCCTAGAATGCGAAACTCTGATGGGTCATCGTTGGAGTGAAGCACACTAACGGGATTATCTGGTAAAATATCTAAGTGTTGAGTCGGAGATAATCATGTCCTTTGTTTCAATCCAATGTTTTTTCTTCTTCAATCTGTTCTAACCCTAACTCCTTTCTTCGATCCTTCAAAAATCCACTACTCAGAAAGCGCTAAGCTTCTTGAGAGTACTCCAAAAGAACTCCCATTCAACCCTAAGGAATCCACCAATGTTGCCGAATTGGCGGATCTCATAGGAGAAGTAGAGTCTGATTCTGTCGGTGGCTACAATGCAGCTAATGCTGGCCGCGCTATGGACTTAGGCTCTAATGGCCTGATTAAACTGACGGGCCGCTCCTGTGAAGAGATTACCATCCGCGAAATCAAAGCCCTTCAACGTCGCGGTCTATTGCATGCTGTTGGTCGCTACCAGATCATCCCAAGTACCCTGCGTGCAGCCGTGAAGTGGGCTAAACTCTCAGAAGAAGAGTACTTCTCTCCTGAGAATCAAGACAAACTGTTGCTTGCTTTACTGCAACACAAGCGCCCAAAAGTATGGCAGTACATCAAGACAGGTCATCATCTGCCAACAGCTATTAATGAATTGGCTAAGGAATGGGCAGGTATTCCAACCACCTCCGGCCACAGTTACTACGGTTATGGCAATCGAGCCCATACCACAGTGGCTAAAGTCCGAGCAGTGCTCCAACAACTTCGACTGAACTTCTCCTTCGCTTGATGACCATGCTAAAATTTCTCTCTGCTGCTGCAGTGTTGCTTTCTGCTGTGCCCGTACAAGCACGTACAGTAACAGCCACGGTCTACCATCCTTGGTATAATGGCCGGACTACATATTGTGGTCAGACCTATAGACATTGGGGTGTATCAGCAGCGCATCCCTGGTTGCCGTGTGGTACAAAAGTACGAGTAACGCGAAAAGGCCGCAGTCTAGTTGTGCCCATCACTGATCGCTGTAATTGTAATAGTATTGATCTGTCGGCTGGAGCAGCTAGTTATTTGGGCGTACCCATCGATGGTATCGCACCAGTCAACATTAATTACTAATTGGTAAACTGAGGGTGCAGTTCTATAAGATCATGTCCCGCACTTATCGTAAAAATCCAGAAGACAAATACTATCGTACTCCAAAAACTAAACAAGAAAAAACACAAAACATTGCTATTGAAACTGATGAACGATTTGAGTACGATTACCATGTAGCCAAACAGAACCGTCGCCATCGGTTCATCCCAACGGCCTGGGACGACGTTCCCCTGTCCAGTTGAGTCCTGGCCCCCTTGACGGGGGCTTTTCTTCTGCCTATAATACGGAAGCCACCAAGCAAGGGAGCAACCCTCATGCCCATCCTACAAACCAGAAAACCTGCTGGTAGCCGGTCAAACCGGATGCTCACGCAGCGTGTTATTAACAACCTCGGAGATTTCTTTAGCCTAGAGCCCTCCTCTAAAGTACATAAAAAAATCTATGGCCCTATCCGAGTAAATTACAGTTATCACACCTTTGAAGTTCATATTAAAGGTAATGTAGTCCTAGTTATTGATAAACAAAATAAAGACGTTCTAGTAACCAGCGGAGGACATTTTGATAAGTATGGTCATCCTACAGCCTCCACTAGAGAGTTGATCAATGGTATTTTTGATACCCTTGAAGCTCATAACATCACAGATCATGTGCGTGTCTATGTAGACAATGAAGGATGCAAAATCTGTGTAATTACAGAAGAAGACTCCTACGAGCATCCTCTGGATGCAAAACACTGTAATTATCGCGTGTATTTCAAATGAAACCTTTTGAGCAACTGACCATTAGAGGTCAAATCAGACGCTTGAATAACGCAGCCACCACTTGTCATGACTGTGGCCAAAAGTATGGAGTCTATAGCGTAGGCTGTAGTTCTACATGGTCTGGCAAATGTAATGTCTGTGGTAAAAACAAAAGAGTCACAGAAACACGAGATTATGGCTATTTTTATAAAACTATTAGGGACCTAAAAAGTCAGCTAAATTCCAAATAGGAAGCCTCTATTAGTAGCTCCTCCAGCATGAACATTCTTTTAAAAGCTCTTGGTTCCGCTGCTGGAGGGGCCTCTCAAGCGATGGCTACAGGAGCCAGTATGGCCGCCATTATGGGGGCCGTTTATATTGTGGATTGCCGTATCACCGCCGGCAACAACCATGAACAAGCAACCAACTGCTACTTTGTAGGCCTGCCTATTATGGGCATTGGCGTAGCCGGACGTAGCGGCTATAAAGTGGGCTTTGACACCTATAACCCAGCACTGAAGCGTCCTGAAGAAGAGATTCTAGCCGCTCCTCCTACAACCCGTCGCACTCGTAGTTCTACTAAAAAGGCTTGATATGAAAATCTCTTTATTCCTAGAGCTGACTTATGCTTTTGCTATTCTTGGTCTAACTGAAGCAGTAATTAAACCAATAGCCAAAAAGTTTATTCAAGCAAAGATCCTTAAATATGCCCCCATGGTATTTGATGCCTTAGACCCTGTAATGCCTGGATTAATTGCAAAATACGATAGCAAAGAATTAGAAGTTATTATCCGCGAAGAGTTTGAAGAATTGACAGGAGAAGATTGGTCTAATGTGAATTTAAATACTTTCTGGCAATTGTATGATCCTCGTAAAAATGCCGACAAGTGCAAATGATCATCCCAAACTATTGACGTAATCAATTAAACCTTGTTTGCGTATATATGCTCCGCAACACCACCCCAAAGGTTTAACATAATAGCAAGGTTCCCCTGTATTAGGATTTACATGCTGAGTCGGGGGCAGAGCTATTCCAGTAGACTGAAGCCGCTCCCCAGTCCACATATACCCAGGCAAAAAATCTAGTATAACTTGAGACACATTTTTGGATCGTCTGCTTTATAATATGCCTAAATTTGGTAAACTGTATTAGGTACATGGTGTAACGATGCGACAGGTACTGTACCATCTAGTTATGATATTTGGTGCAAAAATTCTTAAGCTTATAAGCGCAATAAATGTCCTAGTAGCCCAAGCCACTCAAAATCTTGCTAAATTTTTATCCAAAGAACAAGCAGAGTATTACGAAGTCTTACTACCCCAATTACAAACCTTAAATGAGTTTCAGATAATTCAAGCTAGTCTGCAAACTAGAGATGCTGCTCTAGATCAAGAAGAATGGACTGAAGAACAGTATGAATATCTTAGCCATCTAATGAGCAGCTTACATGACATTCATGGTTGGACAAAAGAAGACGTGGATACCCACATGGAAATGTTAGTAACTTCCGGACCCGAAGGCTATGAATATGAACCCTCTGAGGATGACGAATGACTAAAAAGAAAACTCAGACTATCCAAATCTATAGCCAAGGTGTTACTACCAGTCATGTATTACCCTTGGATATAGTGGATCAAGCCATTCGTAAGTTTTATAAACAAGGGTATATTTGTTGGAAAGTGCCTAATTAAGTTTTTCCAAAAAATCGTTAAAACTAGATTACAGATACGTACCAGCCGTCAGAGCTAGAATGTATTAACCAGCGTTTTAATAAGTTTTGTCGAGTATACCTTACAGCCTTACCATCAGTGCTACCACGCTTAGGATAACCACCGTTAATAAGATCTAATTCACCATAAGGGTCATGAACCCAGAAGTGTGTCTGGTCGTATCCAATTAAAGTAACCCAGTGACCACCTCCAGTAGGAGAGCTGATCGGGCCTTTATGCAGAATACCGATGGGCACCGGAACCTGACGATCTAATAATGTGATCAAATCTTTTTCGCAGCCGTCCGTATGGAACTCTGCACTAGTGAATCCTAAGGCATGCGCCGTAGAAATTTGTGCAACAGACGATACAGTATCACCACGTTTAAATACTTCATTCAAGTACCAGTCATCATCACCTGCAATAGCCTCAGGATCTAGGTAGTCCAAAGCCATCGCCATTGCTGAGCTAAAACACATACGCTCGCCATGTCCTTCCTTGCTATCTCGTTGATAGAAGTAAGGCACATCCAATGGGAATTTAAAAACACCGACTTTAGGGGGGCTAAACAATTCTTTGAATTTAGCGAACACTTTAGGATCGCTATTAGCCTCTAGGTAATCAAAAGCAGCATCTTGGTGAGGATAAAATTTGTAATGTTCAGCAGCCCGACGTAAAAAGCCAGGAGATGTAGCCGGGTTACTAATGGGCATTGTGTGGTACCTGTTCATCAAATCAACTAACTTCTTAGAATACCCAGGATCAGTAGCATAACCTTCCTGCTTCAAAAGAAAAGCGCACTCTTCCCGAGTTTTAGCACGGTTAACTCCTTCGTAACCTTTGTAATTTTTATACCATTTATTGACTAAATCTATGACACAATCCTCTGCATTATAGTAATCTTTAAAAGTATCTTGAATAGTAATAAATTTACCATTTACCCATTCTTGTGTGCTAACTGTAGTACCTGGAGTTCCTTTAATACCAAAAAAATTATTTTTACCACTAGTATATGCACCGAAACCTGATTCGCATGCCCATTGCGCGGCTACACATTCAGGAAACTTAGCTCCCGCTTTTTTAGCATAGCCGTAGATCTTTTCCCAAGAAGTTTTCATAATTACCATGTGGATAAAGGAGCGCGTTTCCAAACATTATCACTAATGCATGTATAAATATAATTTGTATCATACCGAATCTCTCCAGCAGCTCCAGGGGAGGTTGCAGTAGCCGGAGGATTATTAGTAGCTACAGAAGTGTGCTCCCAGCGATTTGTGATACTAGACCATTTAATAACATCAGCATTATGCGGGCTACTAGTTTGCACATCATGCAAATCTGCTAAGCGCGAACCAGTACTCCAACGAACCATTAAAGTGCCATTATTTTTACTAGAAATAACAGCAGCCACCGGCAACTTTAAATTAGGAGCATTTGGTTCTGTAATAGTAAAACCACCTGGCACACTTGGATTACACCATAAAATAGAACCCTGAGGATAAATACTAGTGTCAATTTTTTTAAGCTTACCATAGCTAATAGCAAATCCATCTTCAGAGGGATTAATTGCCTCAGCTGTCACACCAAAAAACACGTAACCAGGGTATGTACCGTCAGCTACCATAGGAGCCACTTTAATTCGACCACTTGCCCCTAAAGTACCCGTAAACATTACGGCTGTGCCTTTTGGAATAACTGAAACAGTGTCATTACGCACAAGACTAAAAGTATCCTGACCCAGGTGCATATGAACAGCCTCATCAAGGCCTAGAACCAGAGTACTCTCATCTATCTCCCAATGTATATTCCCTTGGGCAGGATCATACTGCTCTACTTCAGTATTAAAAGTAATACTATCAAGATTGATATCACTAGGAACACCAGAACGATTATGCAAAACTTGAGGGATATAACGATTTGTCCATCCAGTACCATCAAACGTAAGTACTTGACCTTTAGTTAATTCTAGCTCATCAAAATTAACATCCTGCAAATCTTCTAACTTGGCCTCAGTAGCCACCATATCCAGACCATCACGACCGTCACGGCCATCCCTACCATCCTTTCCAGCAGGCCCTGGAAGCCCCATAGGCCCAGGTGCTCCAGCAGGCCCCCTAGCCCCGTCAGAGCCGCTCTTAAGGCTAGTCGCGTACTTGATGGCGCTGCCGATCTCTTCCCGTTGTCGGTACAGCTGCTGGCGCTCCTCTACGGCATCAATTAACTCAGGCGTGGCAAATTGTATTATTTTTAACGTAGACTCAAACCATGTACCACCAATCTTATCTTTTATAGCGGCTTTTAATACTTCTAAATCAGTATCCAAAACACCATACACCCTGATTGTCCAAACAGCCTCTACACCATCCAAATACGGAATCTCAGATATAAATATCGAAGACCCTAGTAAAAATTTAATATCAGCATCGCGAGTAATTTCAATATTATCAACTAATTCGCTAATTAAAATGTCTGCTTGCAGAGCTTTTTTGATCTCTTTAGCACTAGAAAAGTACATTACTAATAAGCAGACTAGGCCCTAGGATACCAGCAATCAGGCCTTAGTATCCCGACGAATATGCTTTGGTCGGCCTTTTTTTGTGCCATTACGAGCCCTGTTTTTTCTAGGATCTTCCAGTTTAAAGCCACCATTTTTAGTATGGCTCACATCAGGACCACCCTTGCCCATGATCCCACGACGACGACGCTCGCGTGCTAATTCAGCACGGTATTTTTTCTGATCCTTACGAGCATTACGCTTTTTATCATAAGCAAGCTTCTTACGATATGCCTCTGGATTCTTCTTGTAAAAGTCAGCGGTAGAGCGTTTCTTAGGAGCCATGGTTCTTATTGACCTACCTTTAGGTTACCACAATTACAGTTCTGAACCATTACGGTTCTTCTGTCCTGGCTGATAACCCAAACCACTGATACCAGTTACAGGAGCATCAATACTGAGTTCGATATCTTTTTCAGGAAAAGTTGCCACTACGTCCAAATCTAGGTTGGTACCATCTTCTAAAATACGAGGCCCACTAGTGTACGTAATGTCCATCATTGGAACACATCCTGAGTACCATTTTCAATGTGCTTACACATTGCTAAGATCTCAGCTTTCGGCAAAGAATTTTTAAGATCGTAACCCTGATCTTCAGCCCACTCCAAAAGCTCTGCTTTAGTCATAGAATCAAGCTCAGTCTTAATCTCAGCATCCATTAAATCTTCAAAAGCGTCACCACCGGCAACAACAGGCTGTTCGGGAACCTTAGGAGCCGGAGGAGCGGCAACGGCCTTAGGACCTTCTTCCACGTACCCCGCATCCAAAAGCTCGCGGGCAGTTACAGTATAATAAGCAGCACGGCGATCATCGCCTTTTACAAAATAAGTAGGAAGCTTGCTAAGATGAGCCATTGTTACTAGACACTAATGTTATAGTATACCATCATCATCAGATTTTTCATACTGTCTTAACCTAGCCCTAAGTTTATTAATATCTTGGGTCTGAGCATACACATGAAAATCTAATTTTTGTTCAAAACGATTTAAGGTATTAAATAAACGCTCCATTTGAATTTCAAATTCTTGCTTACTGAGATATTTCTCTGCTAATTTAATTTCTAATTGATCTGAACGATCACATGCTTTTCCTGCTAAATCAACAGCGTGCTCAGATCGACGCCATGTAAAACCGCCCCAACCTAACATAGCAGTAATAACAAGAACAAACAAATGATCCGGCATTAGAACTGCCCTATTCCATTTAGTTTTCCATAAAAAAAAAAAGGGGCCGAAGCCCCCTTCTTTATATCTGGCGTTAAACTCAGAAAACGCCTTCCACCAGATCCAGGAACACACCGCCAGCGATGGCAGCAGTGCCACCCAGGGTGTAGTAAGCATCATTGTCATCAGCGTCGCACAGAGCGCCGCGCACATGAGCGATACCCACACCGTTGCCGTCCAGATCAGCAGCGTTGAATACCACAGCCTGACCACCCAGGGTAACGGTAATCTTGTTGGTGCCGGCATTGTCGATACCAGAAGCGCCCACAACCACCACACGGATGGTCTTAGCAGCCGTCAGGGTGAAGGGGGCATCGGTACCAGTAGCGGTAGCCGTGATCTTGTTCGCGTCATCCAGGTCAAAACCTTCGCGAGGGAAAATACCAGTAGAACGTGCAGCCATGATTAAAACTCCAGAGAGATGTGAAAGTAACCCGCCCCGTAGAGAAATGGCGCGGTTATATTATATATTACCTATTCAGAAAACACCAGGAAAAATTTGACCAGTTACAAAATACGCCCCAACGGCTGCAATAAAACCAACCATAGCAAGGCGTCCATTTAAACGCTCAGCTCGCTCATAATGAGTCTCGTGAACATTACGATCCGACATAATAACACATAAAAGGTGTCTTAGTGTTCCAATAAAAAACCACCCCATATAGGGGTGGTAGCACTCAAATTGTGAGTATATTCAACCAATAACCGGAGCTTTTAAAGCCACGGGAGTAAATTCCGTAGCTGCAAGGTCCAGAGGGAAATTATGAGCATTGCGCTCGTGCATCACCTCAAAACCTAAATTAGCCCGATTCAGCACATCTGCCCAGGTATTAATTACATTATTTTGAGTATCCAGCAGAGACTGATTAAAATTAAATCCATTTAAATTAAACGCCATAGTAGATACGCCAAGAGCAGCGAACCAAATACCCACAACAGGCCATGCTGCAAGGAAAAAGTGGAGACTACGAGAATTGTTAAAGCTAGCGTATTGAAAAATAAGACGACCAAAGTAACCATGAGCAGCTACAATATTATAGGTTTCCTCTTCTTGGCCGAATTTATATCCATAATTTTGGCTAATAATTTCAGTAGTTTCACGCACCAGGCTGGAGGTCACCAGCGAACCGTGCATGGCGGAGAACAGGCTGCCGCCGAACACACCGGCCACACCCAGCATGTGGAAGGGGTGCATCAGAATGTTGTGCTCAGCCTGGAACACCAGCATGTAGTTGAAGGTGCCGCTGATACCCAGAGGCATACCATCAGAAAAAGAACCTTGACCAAAAGGATAAACAAGGAATACTGCAGTTGCCGCAGCCACAGGAGCCGAATACGCGACGCAGATCCAAGGCCGCATCCCTAATCGATAGCTAAGTTCCCATTCGCGTCCCATGTAAGAGAAGACGCCAATAAGGAAGTGGAAGACGACCAATTGGTACGGGCCCCCGTTATAGAGCCATTCGTCAAGGCTATTAGCTTCCCAAATTGGATAGAAATGTAGTCCGATTGCGTTACTGGAGGGGACAACTGCTCCAGAGATGAGATTGTTTCCATAAAGCAATGCACCGGCAACAGGTTCACGGATACCGTCAATATCGACGGGAGGAGCAGCCACAAAGGCGACAATGAAGCAAATGGTGGCAGCCAGCAGGGTGGGGATCATCAGCACACCGAACCATCCCACATACAGGCGGTTGTTGGTGGAAGTCACCCATTGACAAAACTGTTCCCAAATAGAAAAACTAGGACGTGTTGCAATAGTAGCAGTCATATAACAAATGAAGGTAATTAAACCAGTAGGGAGCTGGTAGTTTAATATTCCCGCACTACCCTCAAGCGCGATATAAGGGGCGTATTTTACTTCCTAAAAGCCCCGGTTAAGGAAGATAATACAGTTTACCAATTAATAAAGTAACTTATAAAGCTGCTATGCGTGATTGAAAATCAGCGAAGTCTGTAGAAGCTGCTGTTACTGTTTTAAGACTAGTTGTAGTAATAATATTAGTAGGTACCCATTTACTGCCATTCCAGGTTAAACCTTGATCAGTAGTGGGTACCGTAGTACTAGTATCAACATCATCAAAGGTATTTATAGAAGATGCTGTATAGCCATCTCCTTTAACGTAAGCAGTACTTGGAGGTGTAAAAGTAGTTCCATTATAACGAGCAACACCGTATGTTTGCCTATATAAGTCTATAACAGTACCATAGCCACCTATTTCTAAGCTGGTTTGACAATACATAGAATAGCTAGTAGTTTCTACGGCACTTGCAACTCCATTAACGTGTAAACGCCATGCAGCAGATCCTGATTGTCTTGTTAAAGCAATATGATTCCAAGAACCTTTAGTAATAGTATTCTGATGTGTCATAACTACAGAATTATATTTAAACCAAGACACAGCACCACTAGTCCCATTAATCCTTATACCACCCGAAAGGGAAGAAACAGTACTAGTAAAGTATACTGCATAAAAATTAGAAGTCGAGGCCCAATCACGCATCCAGAATTCTAAAGTAAGAGCAGTACCATCAGCAGGCATATTTAAGGAGCTTGGCGGTGAATTAATTTTAATTTTTTCGTACAAACAGCCCGAACCCGCCTTAGGATTAGTATCTATAATTGAGCCAATAGGGCTATAACCTGTACCAGCAATAGTATTATTTAAAGGGGAATCATCGATTATATTTGCAGGAGTAGTGCCTGCAGGATGATCAAAGTTTAATTGTAAAACGGTAGAGTTATAATCTGCATCAATCCCATCTAAATTACTAGAAGCCAGCTTAGTGGTACTCGGCACCCATGCCACCCCATTCCAAACCAAAGGATACCCTACTTGTAAAGTAGCACTAGTATCTACGTCGCTTAAATCATTAAGTGCTGCCGCTCCAGCGGCAATATCACCCGGCTCCCATGTACCAGCAGTATCATCCCAAGTTAAAACTTGACCATCGGTAGGTGCCGTAGTGGCTGTATCAACATCACTTAAGTCATTAAGTTCTGTAGCTCCAGATGTAATAGTCCCAGGCTTCCAGTGAAGCGTAGAACTATCCCAAATTAAAGATTGACCATCAGCAGGAGCTACCGTGCTAGTATCAACATCCGCTAAGTCATCAATATTGTTTACTGTGCCACCGATAGCAATATAGGCCGAACCACTCCAGCGATAAGTAGTACCAGCATCAATAGCTACATAGATCTTGCCAGTCTCGCCGGTGACTGGGAAGCTTGCAAAATCAGCGTACTCCAGAACGTCGTCAACGTAACTAGGCAATAAATCACTAGAAATCTGACCATTCTCTAAAGGAACAGTATCGTCAAAAGTGCCAGTAAAAGGGTTAAAAGTGTAAGGCATTTATTTGCTCCTATTAGTAGTTAGTCTTGGTGACAGTTTCAACATTACCACTACCGTCATAGGTAATAGCCTGAGTAGCTACAGTGGTACCACTAGCCCCTCCAATTTTGTACGTAACTAAGGTTAATTTACCTGCAGTATAAGTATTATGAATGTAATCATGAGCCGGGATATTCATCCCGCGAGTGGCTAAAGTAGTTGCCATAATGCCCTCCTACGGCATTTTGTTATCCTAGGTTACCCATAAAAAAAAGCCCCCCGAAGGAGGCCTTTATCTAGTTAATGCTTAGATCAGACGCTAGCAGTAGCATCAATACCAGCCAGGCGAGCAGCAGCACGACCATTGATCAGAGCCAGACCGCAGTACCATTCAACGCGGGTGATTAGTTGAGGCTGGGTGTGCGATTCGCCAAGCTCACGCACGTTCACGCCACCGTTCTGAATACCAGTCAGATGATCGTTGCCGAAGGACACGACATACAGATCTTGGGCGCTGGGGGTACCATCGAGGATCGCCACGTTCTTGTGGTCACGATCAAGCTCCAGCACAGGAATGCCGGAGTAGCTGAGCTGCTGGTAGCCGAACTCGGTACGCTCGATATCGATCTGACCATTAGCACGGGCGTGCTTGCTCAGATGACGACGCAGGGACTTGGAACAGACAATGTACTTGCTACCGCCCTGGGCATCCACGTTGTCAATAGCCTCATCCAGCTTGTTCAGATCCAGAGCACCGCCACCGTTGGCGAAGTACTGGGAAGAACCAGACTTGATGCGAGCAGCCAGACCATCAAACTCAGCCGGCGACTGGTTGGAGTCACCATTGATGAACAGAGCTTCCCAAGCCAGACGCATGGCACGCACACGGGCCTGGATCTGATAAGCCTTGGCCTCGGGACCTTCCAGCTCAACGATAGCGCGATCAACTTTGATGTCGCCACCGAACAGCTTCAGGCTCTCGGACTGCTGGCTCACTTCAGCATAGCTCTCAGCCAGAGAACCATTATAGTTACGGAAGCCCACATCCGGCAGCGACTCTTCACGCTTCCAGAACAGACCGTTGCCTTCGATAGAACGGAAGGGCAGAGCCGACAGCAGCTGACCAGCAGCTAATTCGGTAATAACAGCAAGCTCTTGAACATTACGAGCATGCTTCTTAGCTTGAAGCAGGGTTAAAGCCATAGTAAAAAACTCCTTTTAGATGAAATGAACAAAGATCAGGGTGATTCGTTTAAACAGCATCGCACTGTATCAAACGCGACACCCTTTCCTGTCCACCTCGTCACGATTAGGAGGGTTAGGGTATCTCTATAAATAGAATACCAATTAATAATAAAAAACCCCTAAAATTAGGGGCATTTTGGTAAACTAGGGGTTACTATTAACTAAAAGCTCGCTGGAATAATTGATCAGGATCCAGACTATCCAGGTCTTCAGTAGGCATACCATTAGCATCAGTTCCACCGTAGCCGAGGCCAGCACCAGAACCCTTGGTTCCTTTAAAGAAAGCACCGTAGATAGGATGATGCTTAAAACTGGAGACAAACTCTTCTGGCGAAATGCGCTTACCAGATTCTTTATCCAACACTGGATCGCCCTGCAGATCCACTACAGTAAGAGAGCCATCAGATTCTTGACGGAAACGACCACCCAACTGATCAGCCAGCATATCAAAGAACGATACGCCATCAGCCGCATCAGTCCGACCACCAGCTGCAAAGAAAACTTTCTCTAGAGCATACCGCTTCTGAAATTCCTGCATCCGACGCTCAGCAGCCTCAGCACGAGTAGCAGCCTCTTCCGCTTGCTTAGAGTACTTCAATTCAATAGCTTCTTTCGCTTCACCATACTGGGCTTGTAATTGAGCAGCCCGTGCCACTTCCTCCTGCAATTTAGCATATTCATCAGGATTAATATTTGCAAAACGCTCAAGTTGAGCGGCGCGTTCTTTAGCTTCTTTTTCATAATTTTTACGAGTCTCACGTTCGGCCTTCAGGGCTTTCATGAGATTTTCAACTTCACCTTCAGTAAAGACTTTGCCCTTCTCGGGCGTAACAGTAGTCTCAACTTCGGCCACAGGAGTTTGAATAGATTCCTCAGACATCACGACTAGAGATAAAGTGTCCTATAGTATACCTAATAGTTACCTAGGCCATTTATTTTTAGGACATAATAAACTAGGCTCAGCCGCTATCCATGTTTTTGCTTCCATGAAACACCCACATTCAGAGCACCGTTTAGAATCTTCAATAAAATGAGGACATTCTAAGCAAATATCATACCGCTCTTGCCTAATCTCAGAATTAACTTTACCATTTGATGCTAAGTATCCAACATTTTTTAATAAACCAGAGGCCATTTTTGCTGCACTAGCTTTGACCACAGTATCATGTTTAATGGCTTTAAACTGAGGTACCTGTTTTTTTGTATTTTCCACTGGCCAAGTTTCTGGTTTAGGCCAAGGGCATACTGGGCCTATAGGAGCTATTCCATTACAAGATAAATCCTCAGCGGTTAATCTTAAAGAGGCCATATTAAAGACTAAACTGCTCTAGTCTACCAAGTACTTAAAGCAGCTCTTTTCCAGGTATTTATAGCTATACAAATATACAAATAACCCGCTCCAAATCTTATTTCACCTTCTTCGCCTGTATCTGTGCTTAAATTAGGAGGTGCCACAGTTGTTATTTTTTCTAAAACTACTTCTTTATTTATAAATTGTGTATTCACTACATCCCAACTTAAGATATCACCAGAAACTAAAGAAGTAGTACTAATATCTACATCATTAAAAACATCAATACTATAATTGTAAGCACTTGTAACAGGATCAATGTATACAATAGGTGGACCACTACGCCATTGCCATACAGGTCCCATATAGACAATAGGTACCCACGCAGTAACTACAGGATTTTGAAAATCAACATCTTGGTATCTTTCTAAAGAATGAGGCTTTATATTTAAAGGTGTTAAATTACTCCAAGTCTGATTACCATCACCAACTCTTGCATAATTAGTATCAGAACTAATCGCAAATTCACCAGGCTCAAGAACTAATGTACTATTTTGCCATACACTATAAGTATCTATTTTTTGTTTAAATCTAGCGGAAGTAGTAGTCATATTATCTCACCAAGTATTTAAAGGGCTACGTACCCACGTATTAGTGGCCGTGCATACGTACACATAAGAACTATCATACCTGATCTCTCCTGTTGAACCTGTATCAGTAGCACTAGTTGGGGCCGCTGTATTAGTTATCTTTTTACCTGTAATATCACCAAGAATAAATTGTGAGGTGGCTCCATCCCAAACTAAAGTTTGCCCATTTGAAGGAATTCCAGTTATATTTACGTCTGAATGTTCTTTTATGCTATAAATTAATGTAGGACTAGTAACTGAACTACTAGGAACTTCTACTAAAGGAGGGGTAAAATCTGTAGTATATCTAGCTACTGCTTTTGTTATTCTAAAGTCATCTATATATCCTTTAAATCCTACAGAAGTGACAGTATTAGTTGTCGTACTAGTACCCAGATACATAATAGGCGGACTAGATGAATATATAGGTAAGCTACCATTTGCAGTATCTTCAGCTATTTTAACGCCATTAATATAAACGCGCACAGAAGTACTATCTTTACATGCCGATAAATAAACCCAAGTATTAACTGGAATGCTGTTTCTAAAAGCCGTAGGAGGGGATAAACTTGCTGAAGGAGCTGAGCCTGAATAACTCCAAGTAACTACTGGATAATATGTAGTAGAGGTACTCTTAACAAAATATATTGAAAAAGGAATAGAGTAGAAAAACTGCATATTAGTGGAACTAGTAGCTTCTACATATACCCATGTGTCTATAGTTAAACCAGCAGACCCGAAAGGAAATCCTTGATTATTAGCAGCAAGTACTCGTAAACCTTGAGCCGTAGCTATAGTATTGTTAAAAAATCCTGAAGTATAACCGTATTTAACTTGTGTTGTAGAATGTATAGGAGTTCCTTGTATAGTTAAAGGCGTATTAAAACTACTAGAGTCATTAAAATTACTAGTCCCAGCTACTCCATTAAACTTCAAAAGTAATGTAACATCGTCATAATAAGTATCTGTACTAGGGTCTAAATAACCAATAACAGGACCAGGAACCCATTCATTTGTGTTACTATTATATATTAATGTGGTGCCTTCGCTAGGAGTACTGGAAATATTAACATCAGCTATATCATTAATACTAATAGGTTCTACTTCTACATATAAAAGACTGTTCCAAAGTGAGTTACCATCACCTATTTTAACTTTATTAGTATCGCTTTCTACCCCAAGTTCTCCAGCTAGTAATAAAGGATTTACAGTAGCCCAATTCGCTGCTGTATCATATCTTTGTTGCTGCCGAGCATCTATAACAGTCATTATGAAGGTAACGCTAGTGTAGTATACCTACTAAGTCAAGGCCCCAGCTGCTCTAAGAATATCTGTAGCCGGGTTGCTAGCACTCCCAGCTTGAATAAAATCTAAGATTAAAGTACTAGAATCTTTAGCTGTATACACAATATGATTTCTAGCATATAGAAGGTTACTACCTAAAAAAATCACATCAGCTTCTCTAGAGCCAAAAAAAATTTTGTAAGCTGAATTGGTACCTAACTGTATAGCAGTTGTCATATCACAACACAATATACAAAGTAGCCGCATCTTTAACAGTTAAAGCTGTGTACTCAGCTGCAGTTAAAGAGACAATATTTTTAATACGAGTTTCTCCGGTTATATTATTAGTTCTAGAAGCTATCGAAGGGATAACTACAGCATCTCCATTATTATTTACAGTATAAATAGCTTCAGATCCTGCATCAATACCTACAACTAATTCTCCAGGTAAAATAGTATCAGGGCCAGTACTAGAAATATCACTTAATAAAGTACTTTCTGGGTCCTCACTGTATTTTAATCTAATTCGGCGTAATTCAGCAGCCATACGTACTCTTAAGCTAGTTTAGTTTACCATTAACATCACTTAAGCTTGAGGTAAATTAGAAGGAAAGTTAGGATCCGCATTACCAGAATTAGAATAAAAAACATCCTGCTGGTTGTAACTAAATTCAAATTTTACATTCCCCCAAGCTACTATTTCAGGAGGATCGTTTAAATTTGTATATTTTTGATAGCCTACTTTACCCGAATATGGATTGAGATAGTTCCCATTTGCATCATACACAACAAACATATTACAATTGTTACACTCAATACTACATCCAAAATCTCCGGGATGCGTGATTACTCTAGTACTTACCCAAGGGCCTCCTTCAGAATACTCAACACAATAATTAGGATAACTAGGAAGTAAATTTGGTGCCCGAACGGCTCCTATAGATTCCCCATTACTGACATTTACCCAATACCCTGTAAAATTATATTGTTCTGGAGGACCATACCACCCATTACCATAAACAGTACCTACAGCCCTAGCATAAACTGGAGGAGGTACATATTTTCCTGGGCAATTACTATATTTTACGCAAAGTCCTCTATCGCAATATTGACACTCACCACAATTCTGATCTTCATCACATTGAACACACCCAGGTTTTTCATTTAAAACTTCACAGCACTCATAAATATAAATAGTTTCTCCTGTTAAATCACTTGTAATAAATCCTTTAGATGTGCAACCATCAGGTACTGATGGTCCACTCCCCGTGGTACATCCTCTACAAGCACTGCCTCCAGGTAGGCATTCGACATCTGGGTCATAACAACGAGGGTACCATGTTCTATATGTAGGGTGACAATAAAGACCTTCTATACGACCTTTGCAAGTATCTCTAAAATTACAACAAGTTATGTCTTCTCTTTCACCACATTCATTATTGCAATGGCAGGGTCTTTCAGCATCTGATTTTTCTTCACAAGTCCCGTCATTACAACTAGAGCATTCTGTACAAGTATTTCTAGAGTCACACCCTTCGCCATAAGAGCCGTAACTTTCCTTTTCATTTGTACAATACTCAGAGCAGGTACCTTCAGGTGGACAGCTGCCTGATGTGCATCGTACATTCCCAGAAGAATCTTCTCGGCAACAAGTGGCACAGGGGTTACCCTTAGACCCACTAGAAGCCGCATCATTTACACGGGATCCTTGACCGCATCCAGCAGAATAACAACCATTCCCTGTACCAGAAGAGGACCCACATCTAGAACCACCTCCCCCATATGTTCCCGAATCTACTCCATTAGGTCCAACAGAGCAGCCTATCCCAGATGTTATAGAATAAGTATTACCTCCACCCGAAGAAACACAAGTCCCATTATTACAATAAAAACCAGCGCCACATTCTTGCGAACTTGAACACTTAGTATTAGTAGTAGCTAAATATGTTGTAGCCGTATTATCTTTTGCTCTAGAGGATAGCCCTGCAAATATAGGACTAACCATAGAACCTATAGGGACAAAAGGCGCCCTATAAATTTCTTGTTGAACCTTATTAAACAGCTTAGGAACTATATTTTGGCTATTTCCTAGAACCATGATATTAAATTGCAGCTACTATACGATACGGATTTTCTAAAGCAAAAGATGAAAATACTGGTACCCATTTTAAGAAAATAATTCTTCCAGTTTCAGGATCCGTTTCATCAATACCAGCTGGTACAGCTAAAAATAAACGAGCAGTGTAAGGTGTGACGCCAGTTACCGTAGCTTCTGGTGTCATAACATTAGTCCACATTAATTGTCCAGCATACTCAGGGTAAACTTTTAATTCATAAGTATACGTAGCTCCTCCCGAAGCACCTGTTACTTTCTCAAAAGTACTGTAAGTAACCGTAGGAGTACTTCCGATTATATTAGTTGGATAATAAGGACCCCCTTTTATAGTACTAAGTACTTTAATATTAGAGGCAACTGTATAAGGCCCTGTAGTGCCTGAAAATGTAGGAGAAATTACAGCCATTTTAGTGTAAAATAAGAACTCTTTGCCCGCTAGGATCTATTACGTATAGACGAATTACATCATAACCTACATAACCGGGTAGTTTATATATTGTTCCATACAAACTTCCAGGTTTTTTAGTATCATTTAAGACTTCATGCCCTCTTAAGCCATTACCAAAATCTGTAATAAAAAAATTTCCAGGACCTACAGTTTGGAAAGACACATCTGTTTTTACCAAAGGAGTTACCCTATATTTAATAGTACCCGGAGGTATGGGGTTATGCTCTAATTCAGGAAGATTATAAATAGCCATTTTATTCTATAGGAGTAAATTTGTAGCCACTTGAGTCAACAACATAAAGTAAAGCATACGTAAGGTCAGGGTTTGGATTACAAAAACTTGTAGTATTAGGATAATTTATACAAGGTATTACGACATAGGCGCACAAAGTTCCAGGTTGTCGATATTCTGAATAAGTGACTTTTGGGCTAGGTTTAAAAGTTAAAAACTCTACAGCACCGTCAACATTATCTAAAGTATCTGAAGTATCTATAATGCCGTATTTAAACTGTGCCATAACTACCAATCAGCGAAGTAAATACCATTTGCAAAAGTTAAAGCCACTGGCGTATTTTTAGGTATAGATTTTTTACCTAAAGGGCGCACAAAGTATGTTTTATTTTTATATACTACTTCCCCGATACCATCGGAATTTAAACGTGCCCAAGAAGCTTTAACAGTGCCTTCAAAATCACCCATATCTGTAATGTTTTTAGGTTGTTGTAGAAAAATTTCTCTTTCTGCATAGTATAAAGCTAAACTGTCTTGAAGGGCTGTCATAGTTTTTAATTATAGAAGCCAAAGTGTTTAATATCAAAATAAATAACAGCTTGATTACCTCCTGATAAAGTTACTCTAGAGCTTGTTTTACTTACAGAATAGATTGTATTACTTCCTGCAGTAACGCTAGATACAAAAACATTTAAATTACCATCTCCTTGGCTACAAACTCCTGCGGTAATTAAATCCGCTTCCAAAACGGTTAATTGATCAGATACTACATAATCATAACCGGGGTATGCCACAGAAACTGTAAATGCGGTACCACTATTGGATACAACTAAATCTACTAAAGCTTGCTTACCATTACCAAAAGTAGCAGTAGGTAAATCATTATATACACCATCCACAGCGTTAGTAGGAGTAGCCCCAGTTGAGCCCAAAGTTAAAATATTTCCAGATCCTCTAAGTAGCACAACATGCGTAAAATATATAGGTGTAGCACTATTATCGTGGTCAAAAATAGCTGCTTTTCTTGTTAAACTAACTCCTAAATCCGTGTAATTACTAAGGTCTGAACTTGAATACCCTATAATTTGACGATAATAACCTCCAGAGCCTTCTGTAACCTCGGCAGTTAAAAACGTAGAATCTACAGTTGTTCCTGGGGTATAAGTAGTACCAGAACTATCAATTAAAGCTACCTCAAAATACTTATCAACATAAGCACTAGTCATTTGCGTCGTAATCTCTGTAGAGCTAATTTTAGCTGCAATAGACATTTAAATTCACGGCTATAAGACTGTTCTAGTATTCCAAGAAAAATTAACCAAATAAAGACGTTTGCAATACATTCGCACCTACAGTTAAAAGTATGTTGTCTGCTGATATAGGTATTCCTCCTGCACCCTCAACTGCTATCAAACCTCCAGGTTGTACAATTTGCCCTGATGTTAAACAATAAATGGTATGCTCAGCATTCGGATTTAAATCAATAATTTGTATTCGGGCAATAATAGAAATTTCAGCTTCATCTATTGAGGCTAATTCTGCTTGTAGCCCTATTTCAATTTTAATTTCTAATACTATGCTGCCACTTTCTAGAATATTCGCACCCAATATACTAGGTGGAGTGCTTATACCAGGAACTCCTGGTGTTCCTGCAGGATCCTCAGGATGTACTGGGCGTACATGACTACCTGTAGTATTATCACCAGGAAAATATGTGAACGAAGAAGCAACATTACCTAAAAATACTGCCTTAAAAGTTACAACTGAAGAATCTTTATCTATAGCCCAGCTACCAGCATCTAAACAAGCTAAGAAAGCTTCATTAGCTATAGGATCGTAATAATAAAAAGGTACTCCTGGTACCCAATTACTCACAATTTCTTCCCTAAGATTTTCAGATAAATTTAAACCAAAAGTATTACCTTTAATCCATAAAATTAAATATTGTTTATATTTTTCAACGACCTGTAAAATTTTCTCCCGTTGTACTTGTATAGGGTCATTCTCATAAAAAGATAGAACATCAATAGGTAACTGCTCCTGCACTACAAATTCTTGAGATTCTGAAGGCGGAGTAATATACGTATTAGCAATAATAGGCGTTAATGATACTTCCTCTGTAGTCTCTAATTGAGCCCCTCCTGTATTCCTTTCAGGAGCATCGGGATTAATACTTAAAGTACTACTAGTTCTAATTTGTACCGTTTTAATTCCTTGTGTTGCATCTAAATCGAGGTAACTTTTAATGCCGATCCCTTCAGAAGCAACACTTGCATAACTAGTAGTAGTCTGTCGAGTACCATTATTAAAGTACTCATAATCATCAATTTGCTTACTATCTAAATAATACTCCCCACTTTCCATACGTGCTTCAAATGCTCCTCCTTCCCAAGGTCGTTTCACTAAAGTTCCTTCGGCATCTTCTTCAGTGGTAGAGCGCCAATCAGTAGGTTGTGCGGCATACCCTATATTCTGATAATTTTCAGTAACAGTTTGTTTAACCGAGCCGTCTGCATTATAAGTATATGTTGTTATAGATTTACCTTGGAAAATATTTCTATCCCCAGTGGCTCGGCAGCTACCTGTTAAATTACAACGACTAGAAAAACTAGCTACGCAGTATGCATATTTATCTGTATAATATTGAGAATTAACCTCTAATGCAGGCCCATATGAAACTTGCTCAACTTCAGAAAGTTGCCCACCTACTCCATAATATCTACTAATTTGTGTATTAGTTTTAGTAACATATAAGTATTCAGTGTAATCTTCAGCTACAAAACCTTCAGTACAAGAGTCAAAATTTGAACCATTATTACCATCAGGTTGCGTAGGATTATTACCACAATCTCCAGAACCATAATTATTTTCTACAGCAAAAGCACCAGAAATACCTAACCCAGCAACTCCTGAAGATGGTGGAATTCTGGTGTAAATTTTCATGGGGAATCGTATGTAATAATTTGTAGTAGTTTCATCTATTTGAATATTTTCAAATGAACCCCCTTCAGTAGTAGGTAAACTATAATTTATAGCTAAAGCATCAGGTAAAGGCTCTGTGGTACTTATAGGAGAAGCCGCTAATAACGTAGTTCCTAAGACACTAACCCATTTTGCCGCATTTTGACCTGAAAGTTCTGCACCATATTCTAAAGAATTTATAAAAAAAGAGCGTTGTATTAAAGAACCATTTTTATTTTGATATAAAATTTTGCCTTCTAGAGCTAAGACTGCCGATATATTATTAAAAGTCTGCAATTCGGGGCTTAAAGGAACTGATATATACTGTAATAAACTAGATACATCATTTTCAGTACTAAGTTCTAATAGAGCTAATTTGCACCCTACTTCAATAGTAAGTGTATCATTTTCTGGGTTATAAGAATTGGTAATTACATATAAATAACCCCGAGGGTGGCGCACAATAGTCCCATCATCTTTTTGTAAGTCAATTGTGACTAAATTACCACGTAAGAAAATTTTACGTCTGTACTCATTAAGTAAATTAAAATTGGAAGACCACGTTAAAGTTATACTACCTTTTGTAGAAATAATACCCCTACGATCAGCACTAGAATCTGCACATTGAAAACTAATAAAGGAATCAGTAAAATCGGTGCCGGCAATCGTAATAGCAGCAAATTTTAAACCGTTAGAAATATAAGCCACATTAAACCTCCGTTAAACCAATAGAAGTAACCCAGTACCCAATACCAAATTTATTAAAAACAGGAGGTGTAGTTATAGCTGCATCAGTATCTACAGTAGCACCAAAAGTATCGTCTAAAATACCCACAACAGCATTGTATCCATCAGCTCTATCTTCATTCCATGCCCTGAATAAAGAATCTAAAGTTTGTGCATCTGCGTCATTTAATACGCTAGAAATAGCCCATATGCGTTTATCAGGATGTGCTGGGCCTCCATAACTAAGAGTACCTTTAGCTGTTAAATTATATTGACTAGCCCCTGAATAAGTCCGAGGTAAACTATCATTATCAAATAACTGAAAGGATACATTATAAGTTGTTGAGGTACCTTCCTTAGTATATGCTATACTGATAGTAGACATCGGCTTTAAAATCCTGTCGTAGGATGCCTATTCTTTGTCTTCAATTAATGACTGAAAGTGTTGAATAATATGAGGCTCATTCATAAATAAATACTGATGCCTATTATTTTTAACAGCTGTCCGTAACCGGCTATCAGTATTGACTAAATGTTTAAAAAGACTTTCATAAACTTCAAATAGATAAGTCATTGCTTCTTCTGATATGTCTTCAGAATTACGTGCGGCATATTGCAAAGCCATACGTAAATACACAAAATAAACTTCTTGTTTATCTAAAGGTAAATTCTGCCAGTTTTCTATAGGGCATTTTTGTCCTGTGGTCTGTCTAGCAGATAGCATATCTAATAACATATTTGCTTCATCTTTTGGGTCGCCGAAAGAAAGCATAACTTTAGTGATTTTGTGGATTATACTTCCTATTATTGACGACGCATACGACGTTGACGTACCAGATTAACTAGTATGTCACTTGCAGCTTGCGTGGGATTATCTGATTGAATAGTAACATTATTAATAATGTTATCCCCAACAGTCTTGCTACGTGAGTAGGTAGAACTAATGCTGCCCATAGAAACACCCGCTTTAGGTGTCCTAATGGCATTTAAGTTAATACCTCCCTTAGGGATATCTAACTGGGCAGCTAAGTGGGCAGGAATAATGGTACCAGTAGCCGGGGCTTTCCATTGACCCCATGCAGGTGCATTAATCATGCTGAGACGACCAGAGGCACTAAGGAAAGCTTCTTGACCTAATTCATTAACAGTATAGGTAGTACCACCAGTAACAGGGCCACCAGCAAATTCATTTTTTCCTATATTAGGAATCTGAAGTTTATACGTACTAGCTTTACGTAAGGCACTTTCGATCCTTTCGGCAGCATTCGCTACATTCCCTATCTTTGGTTGAGTGTCATCCAACGCTTTGTTTAAATCCCCAGTAGCTTTAGCTGATTGTTTTGCTGCTTCTAATCTACTCTGTTCTAATTTTAAGACAGCATCTGCTTTTTGAAATTGATTATCTTTTTGCTTTATTTGTTCATTTAAAGCTTTAATTTGCTCATCATAGTTTTTTTTGGTCTGATCTAATTTTTTATTTAAATCCTCTATTGCAGCTTTATGACGATTCTCTTCTTCTGTTTTCTCTTTTTGTTTATCTGCAATTTTTTTCTCTAGTGCCTCTTCTTCTTGTTTTTGCTTCAATCGAATTTCTGCTATTTTTTCACTTCTAACTAATTGATCATAACTAGCTTGTGCCTCTAGACGTTCTTTTTCTGTAAGTTTTGCGTTATTAGCCTTAGCTAGTAACTCTTGTTTACGTAATTGTAGAAGACGTTCTTCAGCAGGCGTCTTAGCCTCTAACGCAGCAATCTCCGCAGCATAACGATCTTTTATCTCGTCTTTCTGCTTTTTAAGTGCTTCTAATTGCTCATTTAATTGAGCCATCCGACCACTATGATATGTATCTTCGGCACTCTTAGCATCCTCTAAACCTTGGATACGGACATCTTTTTCTCCTTTTAATTTTTCAATACGCTCTTCTAAATTAGCTTTTTCAATACCCCAAAGTATCTTTGCTTCGTTTAATTCTGCTTTACGTGCATCTAAAGCTCGTTGAGTAGCAGCAATTTGTTGATCTAAAGTTTGAACTACTTTTTTATTCTCATTATTGTATTCTTTTACGTACTGTTGTAAAGCAGGAAATTTACCAAAGTTATCAGCAAACCAATTTCTAGTAGCGTTAAATAAGTCATTGATAGTTGTTTTACCTTCAATAAAAGGTTTCACCCAAGGCGCCTGAGCAAATATTTCTCCTAATCCTATTATTTCACCAAATTTAGCAGCAAGAAACACAAGAATTCGGGCAGCTCCTTTTAAAAGAAATACTATAATTTCTATAGTAGTAACAAAAATTTTTATAGCCTGAGCGATTATTAAAACAGCTCCATAGATAGCACCGCCTAAAAGGTTGCCGATTAGTGCTAAGGCTTCTTTAAAACCGTCACTTTTAATAAGTAGATCAGCAAAAAATTGCGAGATGTAAAGACCAATCGACTGGAATAATTGTCCAGTTTCACTAAAAGCTTCGTTAAGTTGATCAATACTGATTGTATTTATAGTACCTTTAATATTTTCAATTTGCGCTGGATTTAAATCATCAAGACGTGATTGTAAATCCCCAATGCTACCCTCTAATTCTTTAATAGCCTCTTGCGATATAGCAATAAAAGCCTCTCGGAACAATTCAGCAGTAATCGCTCCAGAACTCATAGCACCTTCAAAATCTGTAATGCCATATTTAGCGGCAGCATAATTAGCAATTTGTGCCCTTAAAGCACCATCAATTTCAGCAAATTGTTGATTTAATTCCTCACCTTGAAGTTTGCCTTTACCCATAACCTGAGCAAATGCTTCAATATATCGATTAGATTGATCTGTATTTAAACCAAGAGCCGTCATCCTTGCAGATAACGCTTGGATAGTACCACTAACATCCGAAATAGTACCACCATTAGCAGTAATAGTAGGTGTTAGACGTTTATAGGCTTTTTCAACAGATTCTAGGGAAACACCAAAAGATAACGAAATAGCCTTAGCATCATTTAATGCTTGAGCAGCATCATCTACACTAAGACCAAAAGTTTTAAAAGCTAGTTGAATTTGAGAAACTTGAGTAGCTCGTTGTACAAAAATCTGAATAGATTGATTAATTTGTCCTATAAGTTGTATAACAGTAGCTACAGCCGCTCCAATAGCATTAAATTTACCAATACCTTTAAGAAGACCATCAAAACTTGGTAAAGTGACACCAGCAAAAGTAATGCGGCTAGCCTCACGTAATTTTCTTGAGGCCTCGTCTACCTTAGCGTTTGCTTCACTCCATTTATTTGTTATAACACGTATAGAACGACCAGAAGCATCTACACCATCTTTATATTTAGCAATAGCATTTCTTGCCTGCACTAAATTAGATAAAGTTTGCTTAAGATTAGTTAAAGAGCCCTCTTCTGTCTTAAGAATTTGCTTCCTTTGTTTGTCAATTTTATCCCACTCACTTCGTAAAACTTTGGTAGTTTTTTCTAACTCCCCAGTACGCGCATTAAGCTTAAGTTCAACAACAGTTTCTTTAGTACCACCCAATATTTTGTTAATCTGATCTTTAGCTTTTTCAGAACCATCTATAGCTTCCGTAAATAAAGTCTGAAAGTCTCTATTAGCCGTAGAAACATCAGCCTTAACCCTGACTAAAATATCTTCGGACTTAGCCATTTAAAGCGTAACATGCTTATTTAGGATACCACTAAAAAGCCCCCAATTACGGGGGCCTAGTTATTCAATTGTTAGTTATTATCAGGTACCAGTGTTCTCGTCCAGCTCAACGCGATACGGACCATAACCCACCAGTTCCATCTCCCAGGACACGATAGAGCCGGCCTCGATGCTTTCCGAGTAGCCGCTGAGGGTACCATAGCCGTACACCGTTTCAACGGTGCCCGTAGGGCCCACACGGGCGAACTTAACCCGCAGGCTATCGGCCACAGTGTTCTGCTCCACCAGACGGATGATCTGATAACCAGCGTCTTTGAAGTCAGCCACACCGGCTAAACCAACAGTCCAGCTCTTACCAGTAGCAATCGACTGGGCGAAACCTAAGCTGGTGTCGTCATAAGTCACCACGTCCTCGGAGTCGGTATCCGTCTCCAGAGAAGCATTGGTCAGACCAAGCAGCTTCACCGGCTTCATAGTGCCATCAGTAGGCTCTGCAGCAGGCGTAGCACCTAAGGAGAACACACCACTAGCGTAGGTGATCTTCTCGTTAGCAGGAACCAGTGAAGTGGTGTTGATAAAATAGGTAGCACCAGCACCCACGCCACCAGTTACACCAGTGAAGGTAGTATCAACAGAAGAAGAGGCTAACGGCACAATATAGGTGGTATAGCCAAAAGCAGAACTAAAATTTGCCATCGGATTGATTAGCTAGGTAGAAGCCCTAGTACGAAACGACAAGGAATTCGGCAGGGTAGGCCCCTACCTACTATCCTAGTTTGCCAATTAAATTTGGTATCCTACAAATTACCCCAAAATTGGGCAGTCACTAGGTATACGCACCTGCGTCTGAAAAGCCACGCCTAAATTAGTACCAGTAGCAAAAACATCCACAGAAGTAGCTAATGGGAATAATTCACCGATCCTAGTGAGAGCTGCCGTAACATCAGCCCCAGTAGCCGGCTCCCATACAATTAAAAATATCTTCCATAAATAAGTAACATCCACAGCATCAGTAAGGTACTTTTTAGTGCTCATATCCCCAACATCATGGATAACTACCTCTACTCCAGTCTGTTTAGAAACTGCTGGTAGATCAGAACCAGGAGTAACAATACTAATACTGGGAGCAGTACCACCTGATTTAAAAGTATAAGTACCAACTTCAGCCATAAAAGTAGCATCATTAGTTAATGTAGTATAAATTACTTCAGGACTAGAGGCTAAAGTTTGAGCCATTTTTCAGCTATTTTATACCTAACTAGGGTGCCTATCAGGTATACTATAACTAGAAAACCTTGGAGGTTTTATGCACTTACGTTCGCTTAATTTGTGTAAACACAAAATGAGCAACGGAGGTGTAACAGTCGTAAATCAATGAGTTCCTTCCTGAAGCCGATCCCTGAGACGGCTGATCAATTACTCTTTGATTTACAAGCCATGACTTCCTCAGAAGCTAAAAGGCAATGGCGAGCTGCCATAAAAGCTGCCTGGAAAAATTGTTGCGCTTACTGCGGTAAGCCACCAATTGATAATAAATCCTTAACAATTGATCACGTTAAACCTCGTATGCGTGGTGGAGAAGACCGCACCAGTAACTGCATCCCTGCTTGTCGAGATTGTAACCACCACAAAGGCTCCCACCACTGGTTAGCCTGGTACCGCATGCAACCTTTCTACTCCTTCTCCAAGGAGCTAAAAATTAAGCATTGGTTGCGTACAGGCGAAGTCCTGGAGGCTGAAACTTTAGACGATACCCTTTGGTTAGATTACATCTCTAACTATTTAACTAGCTGAAGAATTACATCTTCCTTAGCTATGACTTTAGTGTGTATATAAGGCACATTTAAATTAACTTTGCGGCCGCAAGGAGATTCCATCTGTAAAGTTTGGTTACTGGCTTCTTCTAGGGCAATTAACAGTCCTTTGTAGCCGTTGGTGACCTCAGTGGGAGCAATCAAAATAGCTGTGTCACACTTAAAACACAATAACTCAGGAGGCCTAGTGCTAGCTCTATAAACCAGATCTTTATAGCAGAATAACCCCCAAGCAGGAAATAGATTTCTGCTGATCAATTCCTTAACAGCAGCACCATATTGCGCCTCAGGTAAGTTCTTAGTTTCAATTGGTTGATAAAGATAAAACTGCTCAATAGTAGGTCGTTTATGTTTTTTCTTATCCATATTCATACTAGCTGTTAGTTGAGCAAGCATTGAAATAGGACGCTCATAAGCATGAAGCTCAAAAAGCCTTATCCTAGAAAAATTAGCATAGGCTTCTATTACATAATCAAATGGTAAATTCCAATACTTTTCTAAACTAAATTCCGGGTCCCCAGGGTAAAAACGCTTTAGCTCCCAATAATAACTCTGGAAATCAAAGCCGTCATCACCCTCCGTTACTTTTTTTCTAAGGCACTAACTTCTGTTTCTTTACTAGAAAACTCAGAATTAGCTTTAGAACTAATCAAACGCTCAGTGCTCTTGTTTTCCTCCTCTTCACATAACTTAGAAAGACCAGTAATAATAGTAGGGTGAATTTCTGATACATTATCAAGATCAAAATCAGAATTGATACGATGGATAATCATGCAAATAGCCCTTAAATATTCTTTCTTACTTTCATGCTGTACGGCTATTTGAGTAACTACATCTAAATCAGCGCTATAATTTTCTACAACTTTAGGGTAATTCTTATCCTTATTAGTATTACCACTTAAGGCATCCATAACAAGGACATGCGCTTTGTCTGCTGGAATGCGCAGATCACTAGATACCTTACGGATAACTTTCAACAAATGACTAGCAACTTCATCGTTGCCGGCCCCTTGTTGTAAAAATGTTTTTTCGGCTACACTAAGAAAACCACGACGTTCTATTTCAATAATACCGCTATCTTCATCGCCAATACGTTCTACAATAGGTTGTAACCTCGGTTGCACAACAAAAGGTAACCCAGCCATATAAATCAAGAAGTGGTGTTTTATAATACCTAAAGAAGCTCATTTAGATTTTTATTAAATAAAGAGGCAAAATCATAGGTTGCTAAGACAACATCTATCCAGGGCCTAGGAGAGATATACACAGGCTCAGCATCAGGGTTGCCGTAAGGGATAATATAGCCACCATACTGCATCAAAGCAGCATAAGGCACATTATATGAAATCTCCAAAGTACTGGCATTAATATTAATAGCTAAAGAATTTTTTAATCTTCCGGTTTTAACCAAATTAAAAGCAACAATACTGGCATCTAATTTACCCCGTAAATCAATAGCAGCTTCTCTTAACGTAGCATCCTTAGCTTGTTCTATTTTTGCGCTTAGCTCCTGTAAACCATCAGCATCAATTTCTAAATCTAGATTAAAAGGCCTAATAAGAACAGATGATTTGAAAGAGGTCTGCTCAAGTTGTTTGGTATCTTTTATTACTTGTTTAATTACACCATCTAATGCATCAGCAACATTACTATAATTAGCCATTAATTCAACACCTCAGCCCCCGTTAATTGTAACTCAACACCACCAATCTCAGCATACAGGATACTATCAATACCAGTACCCCCATAAACGCCCGTATTACGCTCTACAGTAGCCGTCATGGTGTCCTGGGTCCCGATGGCAAATTCAACCCGCGTGCCGGCCCTCAGGGCGTCATCTGCAGCGGTAATATTCGTCCAGGTCACCCCACTAAGATCCCCCCTCCAGTCAAACCCACTGGAAACCGTAGCCTTCTGTAGGTAAAAACCCCTGTAATAAAACTGGTCACCGCTTGCACCAGTCATCAGCTCGCCCCCAAGCTGGCTAGGCAGCGGCTGTTTGACACTACCCGAAGATACACCCTTATACTGTTGGCGTTTCATAAAACACCTAAACAAATATACCGGCCCTGCAGCTTCTACTAAATAACCATTTACTGTACTAACACCTCCCTTAGAGGTAACTCGTACCAGGGCATTTGCATACGGTAATAAAGGAGAGGCCATTACCCCAAAACCCTAGTAAATAAGCTATAATAGGGTACCATCCTAATTGTTCCAATGCCGAATAACACCGGCTACAATAAACATATTAGTTGTCATGTATGATAAAAATATAATAATTCTGATAAGACCTATAGTATCTGCATGAATTTCATTCGTATCTGCCTTTTCTCCTAAAGCCTTGGCTAAAACAACTAACTTAGGATGTAGCAGACGTTTCTGTTTTAATCTCATATTACTCTGGTGTATTGGCTAAAGCGCCATCGGGCTTTAGGCATAAAATTTTGGTGTCTATATCTAGTATACCACTTTATGTTATCTACCACTTGGTCTTACTAGCCCACCAAGCAGCCGATAGCTTACCTCTGGCTATATTCTTCGCGTGTCGCGCTTTAAACGACTGTCGCCGCGCAGCATATGACTTGGATTCACCTTTCTTCTTAGGGCTACCCTTAACACCCTGCTGCCCAAAACGAATAAGACGTACAGTATCACCTTCTTTCGCTAGAACAGCGTGCGACTTCTTAGCATGGCCAGGGGTCCTCTTGGGTTTATTATAACCCGCAAATTTTTCACCCCGATATTCAACAGCCATAAAATGAAAAAGTGCTATTCTAGGTTACCTGGAACCCTAGCGCAGTTGTTACCCTAAGATGTCCGATTCTATTATTAAAGTTAAAAAATCAGGCTTCTACCAAAATAAAACCAAACTAAACCTAGCAGGTAGTCATACATGGAATACCGTACAGTCCATTGCAGGTAAAAAAGTCTCCCTAGATGCCATAACAGGTAATTTTACGCGCCTTTGGACCATAGAAACAAAAGGTTTTGTCCTAGGAAACAAATTTTATGGTAGTAATCTAAGTGGCCTGGCAAAAGTTAATGTCGTGCCCTGGAAAAAAGATGGCCGTCTTAATAAACAATTTTATTCCCAGTTTGAAACCATAGTAAAACGCGCAGAAAAACGAGATATAGTCGTAGGTGTCTGCTTATTTGATAATGCCTGGACATCCTATATGGATAGAGGCTGGGAATTCCACCCTTTCAATGGCCTGGGACCTTCAGATCCCTCTGAAGTACACTCCAAAGGCCCTTGGAATACCTTCCAACGCGCCCATGTTAAAGAAATGGTTAAAACCCTAGAGCCCTATAATAACGTCATATTTGAAGTTGGTAATGAATTACATCGCAATTCTGTATCGTCATTCCAGAAAAACGTGGTTAAATGGGTTAAAAAGTTCACCGATAAACCCGTAGGGGTATCCTACGCTAGTCGCGTGAAACCATCAGCCGGCCGCACCCAGTCCTGGATAGCAAAAACCAACGCCGATTGGGCAGCCCCAGCAGGCGGTGAACGCATCCCCGGCTTCAAAGGCCATTACGTATTCGATACCGATCATGCAAGTGCATTACGCACCAACGTAGCCGGCTTGCAGGCTGCAAACCGTCGCGGCGACTCCCTCTGGTTAATGGATGGCCTAGGAGGTGATATCCTAAGAAATGCCTCTAATCTAGCCCCAGATAGAGCCTATATTAACTCCATCCTGTGAACTACTTGGCCCGTTTCTTACGGGCTTTCTTCTTTGCACTAGCAGCCTTAAAATCAGCCTTACTAGGAGCACCCTTAGCCCCAACAGGCCTCATCCTTTCCTTAGAACCCGCCGCAATGCGACGACGCTTCGCACGAATGTTCTCCCATAATCCCGGCCTCTTTTTAGCCATTTTTTTACCCGTGACAACATTTAAAGGCATCTCATAGTACCTATCTATCTAGACTACCTAGTAAAACTACCTACCGAGGCTACCTAGTATTAATCCCGTTGCCTCCAATCATCAGGCCGCTCCTGATGAAACCATTCAGCAATATCATCCACACTATTAAATCCACGTATACCTTTAGCATCATTCCCAATACCTCCAATATCAAGTTGGTTTAAAAAATCATCCATACTACCAGGCTCCATATCAGGATTCTCTGCCTTACGCCTGGCCTGCCTTAACATCGTAGCCGCATGCCTATTTACCTTAGCCAACTTCTCCGCCCATATCATATCACCTAATTGTACATCAGCCCCCACAATAATACACTTACATATATACTCTAGCTTTAATCGATAACTAGTGGATAACATAGCATCCTATACAACTCACCTATAATTCCAACACCCCTACGACTTACGCCCCTTAGATGCACTGGAACCCTTGGCCTTACCTTTCTTATACTTCTTTTTCTTCTCCTCCATAGCAAACTTACGAGCTACCTCAGGCTCCTGTGAATACAAATACCGACGTTGCTTACCAGATTTAAATGGCATCTTATGACCTAATTAACATAGTAGCACCCGTCTCACCTACCTTAGGCGTATACGGACAAAACTCAAAATACTTAATAACCTGTAGCCGTGCATCCATTATCTCATCATCAATACCACTGGAACCCTTAGTAACCTCCCAACTTAATACATCCGCCTTAACTAACACCTTCCCATCAACATCAGCTAAATCACTAGTCGTCTTAGCCGCCTTACCAGCCTCATATCGATCAACCGCCTCCAATACCTTCAATACAGCCCCACTAGATATCCCCTCTAATTGATTCATACACGTCCGTAATCCATTTATACCATACTCACTAAAAGCCATCCCCATGGCTTCTAATACCCTGAGATCATCACCCGCTGACCAGTTCCCACTAGTGTCTAAAACAGCCATCAGGTATAATGTAATATAAACCTAAATTAGTGTACCATAACCATGTTATTTGACCCACAACAACAAACAACCCTCGCAATAGCCCTAATAATTGCCATTAATTGTCGCTCCCAATTAGGTACTCACCAATTACTAAAACAAATCACAGCAATGGAGCCGAAAGTGGCGGCAAAATTTATTACTCGCATCTATGCACTATTGGGCAGTGACGCCAGAGGGTGGTTGGAGCAGGAATACCAGAAATTTTGACGCAAATTTAGAGGTTCCTGTCTGTGGCGCAGGCGCCCCCCACTTGACGGGTGGGGGTGCGTACCTTTTCGCAATTCAATAGGGGCTACCTTTCTATAGATGTACCAGCAAGGATCTACTGTTCGTATCATGAT